AGAACTGTTGTAGCTTTGCGTGTTTTCTCCAATAGAACTCATCATGCACCTCGCCATTACTATCACGAAGTCCTGCGTATTGGTCTAGTCCCATATCTTTCTCCTTTGTTATTTGGTTAGACTTCTCTCTCTTATCAAATCCCAGAACGACACGCAAGAACTTTTTTTATTTTATTTTTCATTTCAGTCCTGCACCCCCTGAACTTTAAGCACGACCAATTACTTTTAGTTGTTTGTCAAACGAGGCTTCGCTAGAATTTCCTGCGCCCCGTCCAGCTCCTTTTCCATCTTCAGCGGGACCAGTTCTTCTTCTAACGAGAACGAGCTTCTAGAGTAGTCCAACAAACGATAGGATCAGGACGCCCGTGATGCCTAGCACCCAGCTTGGCCAGAGCATCATCGAAACTATGTACAAAGCGAGAAAGCTCAATTGTCATCTCCTTCCTGCAGCTCCTGAGCCCGAACTTCTACAGCCCACCAAACTAAATCATTTACCAGCTGCGCGAGCGAGCCAGGATCCTTCGAAAGGTGTTGAAGAAATTCTCCCTTCTTCAGGCCATGCTGATCCGCGTGCTCGTCTAGCATGTCCCAGATCTCCTTCTCATGACGCTCATGAAAGGCAGAAGTTTCATCGTAATAGATGATGCCGGTCACGCCCCCACTGCATCCGTGCTTGGCAATGTCTGAGATAAGACCCAGCTCTTGCTCTTCATATGCGCGCAGGCATTCGGTGATCGTTTTGTGTTCTACCCAACTAGTCGACTTTACCATGATATGACTCCTGTCCAGGTTAAAGTTAAAAACGCCACCATCATGAATGTGGCTTCAGGTATAAAGTTATTCATTTGCTCTCCTTAAGTTACTCCTGCGTTGAAACCCAGCTTGACGACACAATGCCAGCGGATCAACGCAGAACGTTTCCAGTATTTTAACTGCTCTATAAGGCGGCTACTAAGTAGCGGCAATTTTTGAGCTAGTAGGTTTGCTGTATCACCTTTTGCTACCGGATGAAGATCATAAGATGTTCACCTTTCCCCCGCGTTAACGGATAAAGGGTAGCATTTGCGGGATGGCTAAGTCTTTTCAGTGCACTTCCCCGTCCGCAGACCTTACATAAGACATGATGGGATATATGTCAAGAGGAATTTTTAATCTTTTCCAAAAAATATTTTCTTCGGTGTTCGGGAACTTCTTGTACCATTTCCTGCACCAGCTCCCGCAGTCCTGAATTCTTACGCTGCAGGTCGTCCAGCTTTCTGTTATATGAACGAGATTTGTTTTCTGATCTAACGAGATCGAGAGCTTCGAAGTCTACTGCCATGCCACCACCATTACCCATTCGGTGTCCTTTGTCAAATAGAAATTCATCAGCGTCCTGATCCCAGCTCCAGAGCATCCTGAGCTGCAGGGGGGTTCGTCTTGTTCTTCCGAGAACGAGAACGAGGTGCCTGTCAAACGAGAACTGAGATGGGGATCCCGTCACCAGGCTACATTAACAAAGAGGGAAAATGTAGCCAGGTGACGAGAACGAGGTTACGCAGCTGGTCCTGCCATGCGTAAAGTATTAACGGTTACCTGACCGTTGTCAAGTAAACGAGAACGAGATTCACGCTGCTCCCGCAGGAGAAGATTCACCATCTCTTCCTGGATCCGTGGCCATTGTCCGGTAACGAGAAACGAGGCTTCGGGGATCAGTGAACGAGGATCAGTGAAACCGGATACTGGTCTGTAGAGTTTGATACGTCTCTTCGAGACGGGGTTATCCAAGTTCTCATGAAGTATAAATACAATACCACCAGCTTTAATATATCTATTAATCCAAACTATTTGCCACTTATTTAATTTAGGAAACTTAGAATTATCTGATTTGAGTTCTATCCAAAATACACCCGATTTATGAACACCATGTATATCAGGAATTCCGTTAATTGTACTAGATTCTATGCGGGTTAAAAAGCAATCGACTAAACCCTTTTTTACCTTTTGCCATAACAAACTTTCGTTATTTTTATTTGACATTTATCAACTTAACTTTTTAATTTCTTTGATAACAGAATTGGGAATTATTGTGGTGTTGCCAATCGTTTCTATGTCCTTACCATTATCTGCAAATGAATAGTCACCAAACAATCTAGTCACTCCTTTCGACTGACTCAGGAGATGCCCCTTGGTGATGCAGGTAGCTAATTTAGATTTTTGTAGTGCTTCAAACGAAGTCCACGAGCTGTCAGAAACAATATCAAACCATTCTACTGAAACCATAGGATATTTATCAATCTCTGACTTTACTTTTTTAGGTGCTGCTATTTTTTTTCTCATCTACAATTACCTCTACAGTTCCAACTGATGTTAACATTGGATTATGTTTAGCGTTAAATAAAACTAAAAACTCAGACCAACTAATGTTCTTCAACATCTGAGACTTGAGCTTCAATTGTCTTGGCGTTGTATCCTTCGATCTTGTTGGATAACTCTTCCAATTTCTTTTCAAGTTCTTCACGCGACATACCCTCCAAACCACTAACTCTAACTTCTTTACGATCTACATAAGCACCTGCTAATTGTCCTGATCTATATTCAGCATTGATAGCTGCTGCATATTGTTTATCGTCTTCTGCTTTGTTAGCAATTCTTTCTAATCGTTTATATCGTCTGAGATTATCGCTTTCATATTTTTTAACTTCTTGTTCAAATCGTTGATCATAATATTTTGCAACATGAGGATTTAGTTTTCTATTTAATAATTGTGATGCAGATGATTTAGCTGTGTTATCATTCTTAGCTTGAAACCCTGCTTTCAGATAAGCTTCATGCTGTGTAATGTTACCATGTTCCTGCACCATTATCTCCACAAACATTCTTTGTTTAGGAGTTAACTCATGAACAGTTTTTAACTCGTTACGTTTCATTATTTTTGTTTTCGAATATACTGTTGTAGTTTCATTTTATCTTTTTTATCAGATGAATGAAGTTGTAATGCTCTAGCATAATCTGTTTTTGCAGATGTTCTAGATTTAAGTGGTTGTGATTTTGTAAGGTCTGTAATTGTTTTACCAGACATTTTAAAATATTTTTTAGCAGCAGCTTTAATACCTTTAGTAATTAAACCACCAACAAGATAACCTTTTTTTATCATTATATAAACCTTCCTTTCGATACTTTTATAACACCACCAAGTTTTTTTCTACCAAATTTTTGAGAAATAAATTTTCTCACTGATTGTGATATAGCTTCTTGATTGGCCTTACGTTGTTCTTTTGTCATCATTGGTATTTGCATAGATTTACCTTTTTTATCAGATGCATAGGCTTTACCAAACAGTTTAGGTCTTGGACCACCTTTTGGTAAGCTTTTAGTTTTAGGAGCTGCTTCATAAGCAGCCTTATCCATAAACTTAGTTGATCTTATTCTTCTTTTGATATCTGATTTAACCAAATCATATGGCACAACTGGAGTTCCAAGCTTTTTGGCTTGCCTAACCTCACCTTTGTATTTTTTATAGGCTTTTTTAAAGGCAGTCTTGGCAGTATTAAATATCAACTTCTTAATCATAATTTCTATTATATAGATTTTTCAAAGTAATTGTAAGTTCCCAAAAAACTTTCCATAGCGTTCCCGCAAGACTAGGTATAGTGGTGTATCCAAGATACACCATAGATACACCATAGATACACCATAAAAACGTACTTAAAGTATTGATATATATACATTATTCTTCTTCGGATACACCAGATACACCTCTTTTACCCCCTGAGTACTTTTTTATTTTAATTAGTCTGAAATATCTATATAGTGAAAATGTTTTATAAACATCTGCGGTCATTGGAAACCCTAATCTGGTTCGGTTTCCGGTGGCCGTTATTCCTTACCCCTTATCCATTATCACCTATTACTTTAGAACGATTCTAAACTACATTTCATTGGACACACACCACCGATTATGGTAACTTTGATTATGGCTACAAAAAGTCATATTATACCTTTTAAATTTCTGGGGTTATTTTTTATTGCTCTCTTAATAACCCCAGGGGTTAAATTTATTTTTCCACCATGACTACGCTAACTTCGTGATTTTCTTTCTAATCTCTCTTCTCTCTTCCTTATTACTCGCCTCCCTATACAATCGATACAGCTCTCTATAATTCAACCATCGCTGTTGTTTATTACTAAATTTAATTTTTTTATTGTTAATTAATTTTATAAATTCACCACGGATAAGTTCTGGATCCATATCTGCTGCCCAACACACATCCTGAAAATCTTTAGAATTATTAAAAAACCATTTATATGCATCTTCTTTCCAATACGTTTCTTTTTTAAAATTGGACGGATTGAGCACATCTTCCAACGCCTGGACAAGAATAGCTTGAAACAAGCGCTGTTCTGCTAATTCTTTAGGTCGAGTCAGTTCCATACTCAACTTAATTCCCAAATTTTTTAATAAGTTTGGTGAGCAAGTCACTAAATTTTTTCACCTCCCGTTTAGAATACTTAGGCCTGCCTCTACTAGTTTGAGAATGTCTTGCGATTTGATATTGATCGTGAATAAGATCTATGAAGTCATTTCGACTTTCAGGATCCATATCACCTGCATATTCAATCGTCTCTTGAGTGAGTTGTTTAGATGTCTTTTTAAAATCCATTCGCATAGCCACGATGCGGGAAAAGATATGGATTGTGAAAATACACCATGGCTATACGTTTTTGACAACAAGTTTGATGCCTTTAGCTGCAGCTGCAGCCTTACGCCCTGTTGCCCATCTCGTCTCGATTTTATCGAGAAAAGAAAGACTGAAATTTCCTAAACCAAAGTCATTTCCACAATACAACTGAAACATTAAACTAGTAATCTCATCATAAGATTTCTTGTCTGGACACACCATCACTAGCTTGTCCAAAGCATTATTTAATCTTTCATCACCACTAATTTTAGCAGCTTTACCCACAAAATATCCTTTTGTTAAAAGTTAAACTTGTGTGATCGTTGTTCGGTGAAAATAAAGTGTTTTGAAAGCCCCACTTATTTCATTTAGGCTTAGGAATACGTTGATTCGATTAATAGATTAAATTGATCTTTATTGCAACCATAAAAAAAGGGCAGCGTTAGTCTCCCATACACTGCCCTTGAGATCGTTCGGTTTAAAGGTTAACCATCCAACCTAGATCTATTTACCATTGAGCAGCTTCTTGCCCTCCGATAGTAAATTCTGTTTCATTGAATCATAAGATTTGCCTTCTTTTTTGGCAATTTTTCTTATTTCATCATCAACCAATTTAGCAATCATGCTGCCTGGTCGTCTAAAACCATTTTTACCCATGGCTCTAATGATGCAGTATGACTCAATATCAACTGCACAGGATTTCCATTTATTAATGTCCATAGTTTGTCTCCTAACTTTCTAGATACTCTTTGGTTTTATGAAATTCAACTAAATTTATTTTATTTTTAGCTGTTAATCCTGCGTTGTATATTCTCTCAATTATAGCAACATAATCGGCAGTATTGGTCCCGGTTAAAAACCAAGAAGACTTAGACTTACATGCAGTTCTAAATCTATTGTAGTCAAACCTAGGATGTTTATCCGCTATAATGTATGAACACACCATTGAACGTTTGAATCTTTTATTTTTTGGAGACTCCATTCCATAAAAATATTTTTTCAAACCCATCAATTGAGATCCAATACGATCAGCATGTTCAATACCTCCTGCAGGAATTACAAACTGTCCTGTTTTAAAGTCATGACTAATTCTTGACCACAGTGACGTTTGTTTTAATAAAAGCACCACCATCTCTGCAACACTAATTCCATACTGTTGCATTTTGTTTCTACAAATTTGGTAGTCTCTTTTATTTCTAGCACAGTGTTGATTTAAATAATCATCCATTGACCAGTTCTTACGACCTGTATTGAGTCTTGCAACATCCAATGGATCATCAGAGTCCATAATGATGTATGGCACCTTTAGATCTAATTGTTTTCTGGCCTCAAGTGTATGTTGGCCATCAACAACTTCCATGTTTTTATTTACACGAATTGGATCGTATAAATCTTTTTCTGCAATCAACTTTTTAAGTTGCTGCACGTGTGCTTCATCTACAGGTCTATTACCTCTTGTTTTTTTGAACTTCGTGTAATCTGTAGTTTCGAAGTATTTATTTTTAATTGCGTTATTCATCTTTTCCTCCTTTGGTTAGAACAACAGTGTGTATATTAATCCACCAAATATTATTAATAATATTT